ACCAACGGTTGTGCAATTATGGCACATTTCTGCTTTCTGCGGGGGACCCCGGGACTAGGGGGAAACAACCTGAGTGGAAAGCTCTCAGACCGTCCCCGCCACCGTCCTCGGTTGCGTCGCCCCAGTCATCCATGCCGATACAACCGACATGGATGGAACCCTGCTAATTCGTATCCCGAACGGTGCAGTACGAGGTTCCCCTCGCTCTCGGTGCCAATCCGCCTAGGCACTGGCTTGGGAGGCCAGTGCGTCTTTAGCCGTCGGTGGTCCCGATAGCCTGTTCAGGCCCCACGGGAGGCTCAGAAACCCGCGTTTATACCAGTGTTGTGGGCGCGGGGGGAAAGAAGCCCTACATAGCAGGTAGTACCATCCTTATAGTCAGTACATTACACTGGTGGCGCGCAATACGCTCAATCGGCGCTATGGCCGGGCTGATTGCTTGCCGTTACGCACGACTATACTATTCCCATGGCGGCTTTTCTCCGTCATAGGCTTTCTTTACCGTCACGGTTATTTTCCGTTTAGTTCGTGGCGATAATTTACGGCAGGGGATGCGTTTTCCATTTTCTAGGGCATATTTCCATCCCTTTGGGGGCGGCCATGGAACGCCCCAGTTAGCAAGAGTGGCTCTAGTCCACCCGCCAGCAGGAGAACGCGCTTGCTCTATTTCGTCTGAGGTAAGGCAACCAGACTTGATAGTTTTGCCTTCCCATCTTTTGATGTCATCGGCTCTATCTTTTGGAGCTCTATTTCCGTGCCAACGCCGCAAGTCGCGCGCTCCATAGGCTTCGCCAGGTGGGCAAACTGTCACCTTTACTTTTGCCAGCATATTGTCGATGAGTATTTGATCTTCTTTGGTGACGGGGCCGCGGAGGTCTTCTTCCTCAGCTTTGATTTTTTTACCCCTCCATGCGAGGATGCGGTGATACTTGCTCACCTCTGCTGTCTCCCCTTTCGCCGGAACTGGCGCGCCTTCTCGAAAGCGTCGGCGAAAGCCGTACGGCGCGCGGCGACGTCCGCGAGCTGGGATGGCTCAAGCGGAGCACGAGGACGCGGAAGCGCCCTCTTGCTTTTTTTCTCAGGGGATCTTAAGGGATTAATCACTCGGCCGCCGCAGACGGTTTGAGGAAAACTATCAGACGCCGTCAGTTTACGCTGACGGCGTCTATCGTTTTAGCGACCGCGCGGCTGGCGTCAAGGGCCATCAGCCCTTCCCCCAGCCATTATCGCGTATCCACTGAGCCTCGGTGGTAAGGAATGAGCCAGAACTCCGGTTCCACGGATTGCTCACGTCTTGTGAGGGCTTGGGGTCCTGGTTCGTTATTGGCGGCTCGTCTCGTTTCTTGGGCGGCCCTTTTCGCGCGGCTTTCTTCATGGTCGCTCCTTTTCTTCCACGAAATTCGGCGGAGTTCGATAGCCGCCCTCAATGGTTGAGGATAAAAGACGAACCATGCGAATGGCGTGGTGCCCCTATCCTGGCGGTCGCCGGTCCAGCCCTCACGATGCATCATTGGCAAACGGTCCTTGAACGACCAGACCCGGACGAGATGCTCATCGATAAGGTCTGAGCGAGCAAGGCCCTCGAGCGCCATTAGGCGTAAGAGTACGATGACCCGTAGGCCTAGTTCGAGTCCATGCCGGATGAAAGCATCACTGTTTTTGAACGGCGGATTAGTGACAATGGCTCTCACGCCCAGCGGGACTGAGCGTTCCATCAGAAAATCAATGCGCGTCGCGATGTGAACGTCCGCGCCTGGGTAGGCTACGAGGTCATGCGCCACAACCTCGTGGCCTACCGCGATGAGTTCGCGCGCGATTGCTCCACGACCGGCACATGGCTCCCAGATGACCCGCGGGAGCGCCTCGACTTGGAGTAACGCGCGGACCGCGCACGCTGGCGTCTCGTAGAGGTCATCCTTGCGGTCGCGCAGAAGGCCACGTTTAGCGCCTTGTCGCACGGACCAGCCCCCAGCGCTCAAGTTGGAGAATGGGGCTATCGCGGCCGTTGGCCACAGCCCAGGGCACGCCGAGAGAGCGAACAAGGTCCCGAAAGTCTTCCTGTGGTTTCGAGAGTGCGCCACGTTCGGTCTTGAGCTCAAGCCAACCGGTTTTCTCGCCCAGTAGCGGACTGAAGCAGACCAGGTCGCACAAGCCCTTGGTAAGGCCAGACTGGCCATGGGCGTGGGCATTCGGCACCGCGGCGACCAGAGTGCCTGGCAGGCCAAATGTCAGCCAATGCTCGAGCACGGCGGCCTGGATGGCGCCTTCAGGCACGTACATCACGCCGCTACTTCATGCGGCAAAAGCCAAGTGATTGGCGTCTCATCCGGATTGATTTTGAGTTCACGCAGCCAGCGCGCGACCGCGCCGAGGCTCGGATCCCGAATGCCCACTTCGCACGCGGCGATGTAGTAGCGACTGACTCCTATCCGCCGCGCGAGGTCCGTCTGGCTTATGCCGAGTTCGCGGCGTCGTTCGCTCAGCTCCATGCGCGGGACGCGAATGAGGTTAAAAGTCGAGCTTAATTTCTTCGTCGTCATTGTCGCCTCCTGTTGACAAAGATACGGACATTTGACAACGCTGTCAACAGGCGTATACATGGTGCTCGAAAGGAGCGAATCAAATGACCGACCAAACCCAAATCGAGCCCATCGAACCCGAGGTGCGACAATATGCCGCACCCGCAGACCCCTTGCTCGCCGTCATCGAACGCGCGGCGCGCGACCCTGCGGTCGACGTCGACAAAATGGAGCGCTTGTTCGCGATGATGGAGCGGCGTGAGCTGCAGGCCAGCAAACAGGCTTTCAACGCCGCGCTCGCGCGCGCCAAGGGCGAGATACCGCCTATCATCAAGAACCGCTTAGTCGACTTCGAAAGCCAGAAAGGCAAGACGCGCTATCGCTACGAAGACTTCGCCGCGGTCGCCGAGATTGTCGACCCGGTGCTCAAGGCCAATGGGCTCTCCTACCGTTTCCGCAGCTCTCAGCCAGAACGCGGCAGGCTGCAAGTGACTTGCGTCATCAGCCACGACAACGGATTCAGCGAAGAGACATCGCTTGAATCCGGTGAGGACACGTCTGGCAATAAAAATCCGGTGCAGGCGATTGGGTCCGCCGCGACCTATTTGCAGCGTTACACGTTGAAGCTCGCGCTCGGGCTCGCCGCGACGACCGACGACGACGGCCGCGGCGGCGACAAAGAAGACCCAGTCATCGACGCCGACCAGCTAGCCCTGCTCGAACAACTCATGGTCGACGCCGGGCGTTCTCGCGAAGCCATCGAGAATTGGGCCGGAGTGAAACTGCCCAAGATGCGGGAGAAAAAATATCAGGAGACAATGTCTTTCCTCAATATGGCGGTCGCTAAGCGGACCAAGGCGGCGACATCATGAACGAGTTCATTCCGCAGGGGTCGCCGCAGTGGATTCGCCAGCGCGTCGGCAAAGTCACCGCCTCGCGCATCGCCGATGTGCCACGAGGGAAGAAGGGCGCGTCGAGCGCGGCGCGCGAGAGCTACATCCTGGAGGTCCTCTATGAGTGGGTGACCGACCGCGCCTACGAGCATTACGTCTCGGCGCCGATGCAATGGGGAACGGACCACCAAGAGGAAGGCATCAGGACTTATACTCTGGTCACCGGCAACGAGGTCAGACCGGCGCCGTTCGTCCAGCATCCTGTCATAGCCAACTCGGGCGCGTCGCCAGACGGTTATGTCGATATCGAGGGCCTGGTCGAGGTCAAATGCCCAACCAGTGTCTCGCATCTCGGCACGCTCCTCATCGAGGAGATTCCGGCGCAATACGCCCTGCAGATGCAGTGGCAAATGGAATGCTCGGAGCGGGGGTGGTGCGATTTCGTGTCGTTCGACCCGCGCCTGCCGCCAGGACTGCAGTTCTGGTCGCAGCGGCTCGAGCGCGACGAGAAAGTCATCGCCATGCTGCGCGAAGAGGTCCAGCTATTCCTCGCTGATATCCGTGACCGGTATCGGCACATTCAAGCGAGATTGGGCTGATGAACGCCAAGCCGCTCGCCATCGATTTGTTCTGCGGCTTAGGCGGATGGTCCGAAAGCCTGCTTGCACTCGGCTACCGCGTCATCGGCTTCGACATTGAGGCGCACGAATATGGCGACCATCGCTATCCTGGTCAACTTGTCGTTCAGGACGTGCTGACGCTGCACGGGAGCGAGTTCAAGGACGCGGCGCTGATCGTCGCAAGCCCGCCGTGCCAGGAGTACAGTTACATGGCGATGCCGTGGTCGCGGGCGAAGGACAAGGCGGCGGCGATCCGGGCTGATACGACGGGCGCTGAACTTGAGCGGCTTAATAGGTTGTTTATGGCCTGTTTCCGCATCCAGAAGGAGGCGAGCGTCGCGGCGGGTCGTCATGTGCCGATGGTGGTGGAGAACGTGCGCGGCGCTATCCCGTGGGTCGGGTGCAGCCGCTGGAATTTCGGCTCATTTCACTTGTGGGGCGATGTTCCGGCGCTGATGCCGAGTGCCTCGCGACTGGGGGTGAAGACGACGGGACACGTAAACAGGCGGGACGGATACAGTCACACTCGCCATTTGACTAACCAAGCCGAGAGCGATTGCGTGAAACAACGCGGCAGCGGCCATCTGTGGTGGGACAAGGCCCTAAACGAACGGCGCAAGGAAGCGCCTGGCTCCAAATCGACAGCCCGAAAGGCCGCCAGCGCCATGATCGCCAAGATACCGGCGCGGATGGCCACGCACATTGGCCGCGTCTATTGGCCGAGATGATGCGCCTCGCCGCCCGCATAACCGCTGAAAACCGCAGTGAAATTCTCCGTGCTGTCTGGGATTGCGCCGATGGCTCTTTCATCGACTTGGTGGATGCGCCGCGGACCGTCAAGCAGAACCGGCTCATGCAGTGGCTCCTGCACGACATCGCCGCGCAAGTGCCCATCGCCGGCGAGTTCCGGACCGCCGAAGATTGGAAATGCGCGTTCTTGAAGGCAGTCGGCCAGCGGATGGACTTCATGCCCAGTCTCGATGGCAAGGGCGTGGTGTGCGTCGGCTATTCCTCGAAAAAGCTCGAGCGCGAGGAGATGTCGGAACTCATCACAACTATCTACCAATTCGGCGATGAGCGCGGTGTGCGTTTCAGGATTGATGAGAGGAAATTTGGGAGTGGAAACGATACCACGAATCAGAAAGACGCTCATCGGTCTGGTGCCTCCTGAGCATCTCACGACGGCGCTGCGCGGTGGCGGACATGCGACGCCGCGCGGTTGCGACCGTGAAACGCTCAACAAGTTCGCACTGAAGCATTGGCCCATAGTCGAGAATTGCTGTTTTGAATGGATAAGATGCGCGCTGGTGGAGAACGAGGATGAAGGCGATAAGGCGCGAGTTCAGTCTCGGCGTGGAGCTTGAGCTCATCCGCCGCGCCACCCAGGATGGGCGTCTGAACTGTGAGCGCTGCGGGGCATGGCTCAAGTCGCGCGGTGATTTCGAGCTGCATCATAGACGTCCGGAGGGGCTTGCAATCGACAAGGCCCGTCGTCCCACTGTCGATGACGGCGAAGTTTTGTGTCTCATCTGCCATGGCGAACAGACGACGCTCGATGTCGCCTCTATCGCCAAGGCGAAGCGCGTCGAGAAGAAGCAGCCGTTGAAACTGGACGGAATGCCGGAGATTTTCCGGCGGTTTATGGGAAAGGAACGACCATGAGATACAGAGACGAGAACTTCGATGATGACGAGACGCAGCCGGTGCGCGACGAGCTGGCTGACGCCATCGATAGGGTCGAGGAGCTGATGCGAATCGTCGAGCAGCTCGAGACGGAGCTCTGTATGTCTAGGGCGCGTGAGGAGAAGGCGCAGCGGCTGCTGAACGGGTTACGATTGCTGTTGGCATGATGCTGTGATGATGTGTAAAACTCTAGATTGTCTGTTTGGATGCGTTGCAACCGGGCATGTAGGAGTACACTGGATGAAGGATGCGGCTTGTATCAGCGTTCGCCTACGCTCCCGCCCGGCTCACTCCTGGTCTGCTCGATGCCTCGTGCTGCTGTCTTGTGTGATTGGCCGTTCGGCGCTGCCGCCGCGCGTAGCAAGGCCAATGCCAAACCACGTGTCAATGTTTGAATAGGCCAAAACCGACTTATCCACAGGTTTATTTTCTCATGTCGTGGATGCACCGTTCTCGAGGGGCCGCAAGCAAGGGCCGCAGCCTCACCCCGGAGGAAGTTACCGTCGAGGCCAAACGGCTTGGCCTGCCAGTGTCGGAACGTCCTGAAAGGAATGACCTTTCCGGCGACACGAAGAAGAAAGGAACGACTAATGAGCGACTGCCAGCTGACGATAATTTCTTTCATCATTGGAGGAATACTACTACTGATATTTAATGTGGCATTCCCCTTCGTCCACTAGAACGCTCCACGTGCTCCTTGGCCGAAAATAAGGGTTCGGAGCGCGTCTCGCACTGACGCTGTCGGCAAGACAGGCGCTATAGCTTGTGCTGTTGGCGCATAGCCGCCGCCTGGCATACGTCCGACCGTGCTAAGCGTCGCTCGAGCAGCGTCTAGAGCACGCTGCTGTGCCGCCTGTTGAACTAGAGCTCTGATAGCCGTGCCTCCCGCATGAACCCCGTAGATGCCAAGACCTCCGACAGCAGCTTCCTCCAACATACGCGCTGGATCCCAGCCGGATGTTGCGCCTCCCGTAACAGCGCCAGCAGCCGCGCCTCCTAGACCGCTTATTATGGGGTGAATGGCATGCCGAAGTTCAAACGTATTTGGCACCCCAGGAGCCTGCGCCGGTTTGGCGGTAGCGGCCAATGTGTTTATGGCGTCAAAGATAGGTGTTCCCTGCGGAGCCAGCTGTTTGCCTTGGGTGGACAGCAGATAGTTCTTTGCGGAAGTGCCGACATCAGGACCGCCAGCGATTTTCGAAGCAGCTACCCAATCATCAAGCCGTCGGACATCTTGTCCCATCCCGTAGGGCACATCGCCTGCCGCCTTTGCCGCGCCAGCTGCACCGACAGTGCCTTGTATCGGCGTGGTAGAATCCAATACGCCCTGCAACGCACTGCGCAGTTGGGGAGCGAACTCAGCGTCCTTTGCCTCGGGTGAGTTCGCAGCGATGCTTCCGAGGCGACGCATGCGCGCTTGGATGTCAGCGCCTGTGACTATGGGCTTACTCGTCAGCGCGTTGACCTCGGTCAAACTTCGTTTGGCCAAATCCGCCTCGTCTTGCGTCATTGAATTGCGGACTGGCTGAAGGGCTGCATTGACATCCCAACTGCCGAACTTATTCGCGGCGAGCGGCGCGTACTCAGTGGTAGCTTGTTGCCCAAGGTCGGCCGCCGTCCTCGCTGCTGGCAATGTTCCACCTCGACCGGCAACGCCTCCTAGGGCTCCGCCTGCGCTACCTAGCAGGCCGCCATAAAGCGCGCCTTGGCCAACACTTTCGTCGTGCCCTGCGGCCCCTAACGCGCCCGCGCCAGCCCCTTCGGCGGCCGACCCGGCGATGCCGGCCAAATAACCTCCGCCGAGTTTTCCAGCAGCTTTGGCCGCTAGGCCTAATTCGCCAGGCCCCATGGCGTACATTGCCCCGCCCACGATGGGGGCCATCGCTCCGAGTCGTCCCGCCGCATTAGCGGTATTGGTGCGCTCCTGCTCGAGCGAGTTGCCGGTCAGAGCGCTTTGAAGTCGGTCACCCAGCCCGAAGGTTGCAGCATCGACTGCCGTTCGCGCATAATCTTGCGCCGCTTGGTTCGCGCCTTGGAACGGCTTCGCCAGATGCGCTAGCATGTAATCTTGCCATGAAGCGTTTGCCGGCTTGTTCCAGAATGCAGTTGTGCCAAGGTCCAATGCGGCAGGCGCAGCGGCCCCAGGCGCGGCCGGTTTCAGGTATTGCGCAAACGGGTCATCGACCGCAGCGGGCTTCGACGGCGCTAGATATTGGGCGAACGGGTCCTCGGCGGCCATTTACCTCGTCCCAATCTGGCCTTTGCTCGGACCATATGGCACAATAAATTTGGTGCCTGGGGAAAGTTTTTGGACATCCTCTAGCGTTTGCGGAGTAGCCGCCTCACCTGTTGGGCTTGTGGCTGTCGCCGGCAGCGGTCCTCCGCCAAAGCTGGGAATATCCTTACTCGCTCTTCCGCCATTGGCGAATTTTCCGCCTGGTTTGTAGATATCACTACCTAGAGCATAGTCCTCCGGTGACACAGGCTGACCTGCGGCGAGTGCGGCATTGACATGCGCCGTCTTCTGCGAGGTCGCTAACCCGTTCAATTGGTCGTTAATTTGCTGTGCCGTCTGATTTGGATTGGTCAAAGTGCTATATTGCTGTTGCAGACGCTGCGCTTCCACTGCTGCTAGTCTGCTTCCCTTATCCCATCCTGCGGCATAGAGCTGATTATTCAGCTTTTGCAACAAGGCAGCAGCATCAGACGTTTGCGGGTCAAGATTTCCGACCGCCACACGAAGGGCTCCGCCAACTCCGGTCGTTGGGCCAAGAGATTGAACAGCTTGAACTACATGTCCATTTTTCTGGAGAGCAGCGATGGTATTTTCGATATCATTGTGCTGCTTATCAAAGTTGGGATAGGCCTCCGTCGATTTGTTTTGCTCCTCAATCACATCGCGCTGGTTAGTAACCTGGCCGGCTTGGTATGCCCCGAATGAAACAGGGTCGCCAACCGTCCACGGAATAGGCTTACCTGCTCTCGTTAGGGCGTTTTCTGCTCGTCTCTGCTCCGTTAGGGCTGGATTGCCAACGCCAGACATCGTCTCTATGTATTTTGACACAGCAGGAAGGCCGCCTGTCTCTAGTAGGTTGCGAACTTCCGCGCCAGATGCGCCATATGGTTTGCCAAACTCTTCAGCGTTGTTCCAAATATCTTGAGCTTGCGCGCGTTGTTGCTGAACGCCTTGCAGCGCCAGAATGTTCTGGATGGTCGAGTTCTCGTCTGCACCGCCAAGTCCGCTGCCGCGCGCCATTATCCCCAGCGCTGGATGCGGCCGGCCGGGATACATGCCTGCGCCGATAATCCCGAGATTGCGTTGCACGTCGTTGAAGATGTCTTCCTGCCGTCTCTGATTGTACATTTGCAGGATGAGTTCGGGCGTAATCATGTTCGATGGCGCGCCCGGCATCGGCGGCGGTGCAGCGACGCCAGGACCGCCTTGACCAGGCACGGCCGCTGCCGCTGCGCCGGTGGGATTGGCAAGACGAAGGTTCATCGCCTGCTGTTCAGGCGTAGTCGTCAGGTTCATCGGCGTTGGCCGGGCGTTGGGGTCGCCGGGCTGTCCCGGAACCCCGCCAGGAAGCACGGCTGCAGGCCCCTGTGGCGGCGCTCCCGAGGTGGGAGGACCGGCAGGAGCGCCGCCGCCCGCCGGGACAGGAGGAGGGCCTCCAGGCGGGCCTCCGGCCGATTGAGCGGCCAAGAGCTTCTGCAACGGGTCGGGGCCGAGCAGCATCGCCAGATTGTCGAAGAGCGCCATCTCATCTACCTCTCTTCTTGGACGGCGGCTCGGCCGGCGCGGCGGCTGGCGCAGCTTGCGGCTGGGCCAGAGCGTTAGCGAAGATTTGCTGGAATTGACTGCCGGGGCCGCTTTGCGCCGGTTGCCAGTTCTGCAGGAATTGCTGGAGCACGCCCGACCCCGGCTGGACTGCGGGCGCGGCATTCGGGTCGCCGCCAGGCGTAACGACCTTTCCTGGATTGCTTAGAAGCTGCAGATATTGCGTATAGGTCAGGGCCGGATTCCCAGTCGAGTTTGCCGATGAGGGCGCGGGCGCTGCTGCAGCCTGCGTTGAACCAGGAGGCACAGCGCCAAGGCCCGGCGTATTCATGACGGACTGTAATGTTGCGCCTGGGGCAGTGAAGGCCGCCGCGCGAGCTGCTGCAATTTCCGGCGTGATGCCGCTCGCCGCCATTCGGTTGATCGCGGCCCCGTACTGAGGACCGTAAGCCGCTGCATTTGCAGCCGTTGGCTGGTTGAGCGAAATCGCCAGCCCAACGGGATCCCCGTAAGTCGTGGGCGCTTGGTTACCGCTGCCTGTCGTCCCGCCTTGAACGCCGCTCATGCCCTGTGCTTGGTTTTGCAGAACACGCTGCATCGCCGCATTGCTGGCCAGCTGATAGATGGCAGGCGGATTCGTAGGAGCCGCAGCAGCGGGCGCGGCCGGCGCTGCAGGCGGCGGCGGAGTATTCAGGGTCATCCCTGGCGGCATCGCAATAGGCCGACCGAGCGCGTCGGTCGGCCATCCAGGGCCTCCTTGATAGGCGTCTTGCACTTGCGTTGGAGGTATCGGCGCATTGTTGAAGGCCGAGAATGGATTCGACCACTGCGAGGGGTCGAAGACCGCGTACGGGTTCGGGTTGAAGGGAGTGAATTGCATCGCCATAGCTACGCCATCCCGCTCATTTGCTGCTGTAGCATGAGTTGGTACAATTGATTTTGCATATCGGCGTTGAGGCCGCTCAAGCTTGTGCCAGGCGCGCCTCCAGGTCCGGCCGCATAGAGCGGCGAGATGCCCGATGCGCCCCCGCCGGGAGCCGCGCTTGGCACGCCTGGCGGGGCCATCGGCGTTGAACTCCAAGATAAAGGCGCTACGGCTGACCCAAGCGGGCCGCCCGCGCCGCCGGAGAGCATTTGCTGACGGATGGCTTGCTGTAATTGGATAGGGTTGGCTGACGGCCCGCCGCCGAATCCCGCATTCTGCCCAGCGAATGGACCGAGTCCGCGCGCCTGCGGCGGAACAGCCAGAAGATTCGGTACATCCGGGAGGTTCTTCTTTCCTTCCTCGGTCGCCTTATCCTGCGCGTCCTTCATTTTCTTGGCGTCAGCGGCAAGATTGCTGATGCCAGTTGCGAAAGATGGCGCGGCAGGCTGACCAGGAGACATGCCGACATTGCCGCGCGCAATCTGTTCGGGGTCGATGGGACCAGTTACTCCGGAAATGCCGGGGCCTTGGCCAGCGCTCGTAATTGGCGGCTGCGGGGGTTGCACATTAGCCCCCCCGCCCATCCCGCCAGAACCCGGTCCAAGCCCGCTAGGACCAATGCCGCCTTGTGGTATCGAGTTGATGTTTGTGCCCGCCAGATACCCCGCTGACGGCGCCCCGAAGCGGTCTGAAAATACGTTGCCACCGATGTTCACGGGACTATCGCCAACTCCCTTGTTCATTCCGGGATTGCCCGCGGCCACGTAATAAAGCGCGCCGTTCGTGTTGTCGTTGAGCGTGCCTGCATTCGCTTGATTGATGAGGTCGTAAGTGAAAGGCTTTGGAGTGCCTAGCTTATTCGGATAAGCTTCAAATTGATGGGGCACGGTCGCAATGCCAGAAAGACCGGCGTCGGACCCGGCAAAATTATTGGCCGCGCGATTCCGCATCACGCTGAGAACCGCTTGCTGACCTTCTGGGGTGGCCGCTTCCCCGGCAACAATCTTGGCGAGTAGATGGTCGTTCGTCGTGGTGTTGAGCGATGCTCCTGGCGTCTGGAATTGGCCGCCCGGCGACGGCGTCATCATGCTCACCGGCTGACCAACAAGCGCATTGGGACTGGCGAGCGATAGCCCAAGCGGCCGTGGCGGGGGCATTGGCCAACCACCTTGAGGCGGCGTCGGCGCATTTAACCCACCGGGCGCGGGAGCGACAGCGTTGATTGCGGCGCTGGCTGGCGAGACTGGAGTCGGATTGGCATAAGCTGAAGGTGCGTTTGGATTGTCCAGGCCGGCAAAAATGGCTGATACGTCGGGCCCGGCAGCGCTCGCCGTCTGGTATCCAGGCTGCTGAGCGCGCGCGAGATGGTCGGCAATGAAATTCGTCCCGGCGGGCTGATAGTGGCCCGGGTCGCCGAATTGCGAACCAGGGGCAAGGCCGAAATCGCGTGCGAGCTGATCAAGTCGCCTAGGATTGCTCGATGACAAGTCCGCGGCGACGCCAAAATTATGCGGACTATGCCCAGGCAGCGCGGCGACTCGAACTGGACCGCGGTCCGGATAAGGAAGAGGCTGTCCTCGCCGGCCGGCCAGCATATTGGCGTAGAGCTGACGTTGGTCCTCGTTGGTGCGATATCCCGAGAGGATGTTAGTCTTGATGCCCTCCGCCTGCGCGGCTGCACGGAGCCGCGCCAGCTGCCCGGCGAAGACTAGGTCCATGCCTTCATAGGTGGTGCTAGCCACCGAGAGCTCCTCTGATTTGCGGTCCGCGGATGCGGCGTCCTGGCGGCATCGACGGTGGCACGTTCAGACCGCCTCCCACCGGCAGACCGCTCCCGGCCTGACCAGGCATCGGAGTCGCCGGAATGCCGCCGCCCAGTCCCATCCGGCCCAGCCCGCGGCCCATGCCGGGCATCCGCACTCCGGCGCCAGGCGTAGCCGTCGGTGGTGTGGCGTTCGGCGACAGCGCATCGAGTGCGCTCAGATTGACGCCCATCTTGCCGCCACCAATGGGACGCACTGCATGCGGTGCGACTTTCATAACGTCTTCAGCCATTGGCCCAGCGACTTTGGGATAGGACTTCGGGTCGCCCTTGTAGCGGTAAGCGTACATCGGGATGCCGGTCGGATGTGTGCCGATTTTCTGGATGTCGGTCTTCATCTTGCGGTCAGACAGCTTGAGCAAATCGCCCGCAAAACCAAGTCCGCCAGCCAGAACTGAGAATGGGTCAGCTGAAGTCTGCGTCTGGCTCGTCGTGTTCTGCTGTCCCTGCGTCGCGGTCCCGTACGGCGTCATTCCGAGCGCGCTCTGCAGCGTGCCGAGTTGCTGATAGGGGTAGCCCCAAGCCTGCTGGAATTTCGCGATTTGCGCGTTGATTTGATTCTGCGCTTGTTGCTGCTCCGCGGTGCCTGCAGTCATCAATTCGGTGAAATTGCGCAGCTGATTCATCTGCGCGGCATTACCAAGTGCGCCGAGTCCGCCAGCGGCTTGAATGTTGAGGCCCATTTGATTCTGCTGCGCCGCCTGATTGGCGAGTGCGGCCTGCATCCGGCCTTGGATGTCCTGTTCGGCCGCGCCTTGCGCCTGCTGGAAATTGGCCTGATTGAGTTGCGCGGCCATTTGGCCCATGCCCTGTGCGCCCTGGGCCTGCGTCACGCCTTGCTGAATGCCCTGCCTCGAGCCTCCGAATGCGCCGGCTCCTGCGGCTTGGGCCTGATTGCCGATTTGGTTGATGCCGAGCTGCTGCTGCATAATAGGCAGCGTCGCATTGATGACGCTCTGCGTGTACGGGTTCATGTATGGCGAGAGGTTCGTCTTCGATAGTTGGCCCGCAGTCACCTGCTGCGGCTGAGAACCGAGTACGCCGAGGTAGCCGCCTTGGGCTGCATTGTACTGGTCCTGCCCCACGTTGCCGCTGTTCGCGGCCAGGTTCCAAGCTTGCTGCATCTGCGGCCCGACGTCCGCGACCATCTGACCCTGGTATTGCTGCAGCGGACGATTGGCGACGTTCTGCGCATAGGCGTAATTCTGCTGCGCGGCTTGATTTATCCAAGGCGGCAGTTGCGTCACTTGCTGAGAATTCGTCTGCTGTTGGGAGCTCGTGTCGCTGCCGCCCATCGTCATAGTTCCTTGTGGTACAGAATGTTCTTCGCCTTGATTTTCCAGCCGCGCGCGAGCGCTCGCGCCATCCAGCCGCGCCGGCCGTAGGTTGAGATGAGGCCGATATTGTTCGCCCTGGCGTAGTCCAAAACACGGTCATGCATGGCGTCGAGTTCCGCCAAGTCGCCGACCGCGGCGACAATTTGAAGCTGTCTGGCCCGAGGGAACTGTATCACTTGTGTGATTGCCCAGGAATTGCCTTCTGCGAATGACTGCATCCGGCCATCAGTGATGCGGGTGAGCAAATCATCGACCAAGTAGATGCCGCCCATCCGGTCGAGGACGCGCTCCATCTTCTCGGCGTAACCCATCATACCGTCCTCACCATGAGGATGGAGCCGTTCCGATACACGCCGCCGACCGGGACGCCAGCGGTCGCTGCGGCCGCATCGTTGACTGCGTTGACGGGAAGAACAGTGAAGGTTGTGGCGCCGCCAAGCGAAAGACTGGCTGCGGTCACAAGGCCGGTGAAAGTCGCAGTCACGCCGCTCAGCGCAGCGGTGAGCGTCAAGCTTGCGGTTGAGAGAGCGCCGGAGACAGTCGCGCTTCCCGCCGTCAACAGGCCCGAGATGGCGGCGCTCGCCGCCGTCAAAGCTCCAGTCGCGGTGACATTTGGCGCCGTAAGATTCCCGGTCATCGTGCCGCCGGACGCCGAGACAACAGGCGTCCAGCCGCTACTCTGACGCGCATAGGTCTGACCGTTGGTCGGCGCTTCATTGACGAGCGGAACGCCTATTCCCGGCGGGTCGGGCGTCGCCGGATTGGCGAGAGGCACCTTCGTCAGCGAGGCTATTCCTGCCTCGCTAATCTGAAGTTTGAAAACGCTCGGCGTCGAGCCGCGAGGCGTGTCATGGCTCTGCAGTAGATTGGCGGGAAGCGCGGTGTTGCCATCAAGCTTGTCGCCGAGACTATCTTTCGTCCAAAGAGAAAGATTTCTGAGATAATTTGTCAGCGTATTGCTAATCTCCGGCATATGAGGAAGGCTCGGCGGACCTCCGGAAAGTTTCGTTTGCATAACCATTAGCGGTCACCCCTGACAGCGAAGTCGACAAGATGCTGACCGATGGTGAAGGGATTGATGGTCGTCGAATTGATGGTGGAAATTTTCATCCTCGAGCCGCGCGACGTGAGGCGCACGTCGACATAGCCGTCGGGCCGGATGAACAACGGCGCGCTCCAAAGTTCCGGGATTCCAGCGCGCGACATCCTCGTTGCAAATTGGAACTGAACATTCCCAATGTCGCCTTTGATGTCGGGCATGATTTGCTTGACCGTTACTAAGCGCACACCGCTGGTCAAGTTCAGGTCGAATGTCTCGGCCCAAGGGGGCGGCGTGTTCGAAACAAAAATGTTTCCCGTTTCGTGCTGATAGACCACCATTCCATCAGCCAGGATGGGCCGCTTGATGTACGAGCTCGTGATACCGGCAGAGCGCGGCATCCGGCCCTGACTCCACCATCCCTCCTTGTAATTGAAGATGGCGACTCTCGTGTTGTGCGGCTGACCATTTTGCGGAAAGAACCACCAGAACTCATTGAAGTCCCCGAGATGTACAGCAGTCGCTTGCTCACGAACGGCCAATGGGTCGATATCGTCGGTAATCCAAGGGCGCACAAGGCATGCAAGCGGGGTGATGGCGGTCCCGTCAAATGCGAACATCCCTTGTTCGCTCATCCAAAGAACGAGACTCGATGTCGAGGTGATTGACGCCGGCGACCAGGGCGTACAGTCGTCGGCGAGCTCCTTATAATTGTAGATGTACGGCAGACCAAGATAGCTCACCAAATAGGCCTTGTGCGCCGTGAACATCAGCACGCCGTACCGTCCGGCATGAGCTGTGTCGATTGGGCTCGCCGGCTCGATGTCGAGGAAGCCAGCCTGACTGGTGACATCGGAGAAATTCCACGAGTTCATAGCTTCCTGGTCGCACCAGCCAAAGCGTCGTGCGGACCCTCCGTCGAGCGTGCCATCACCCGTCTGACCGAAAATCATCACGAAGCGTTCTTGCGTGACGACGAAGCATCGACCAAGGGGCGCGCCGCCGACTTGGGTTAACAATGCTCCCGTCCCGTACGTCGTATGCGTGATGCTTGGTTGCGGACCTGTTCCACCTGATAGAGTATTGTTGACCCAGACCAGGGTTGGTTGAGACGCGCCTGCCAGTGTGCCCTGGAAGGTGATTGTAATCGTGCCGAAAGGCAACGCGGAGCCCGTGCACGCGACATTGCCAGAACCGATGCCGCCCAGAGCTTGAAGAGCGGTCTGGACATCGCTTGGCGTCGCGTTCCAATTTAGCGCGGAGGTGACTTGTCCATGGAAACTTAGAGCAAACGTTCCTCCGCTCGGGGCTCCGACAGTTGTGAGCGACTGGACATCATTCACATTGGAGGTGCGCGAGGGGTCCCACTGCAGAAGACGTCCGTCGACATTGTACATGACAACGAGGATTTGACCGAAATTGTCGACGCTCCAGACGTTCGGCAGTCTGTCGATGGGACTGATGCTCGAGCCGGCGCGCGGCGTGCCGTAATTGTCGGCCCCGTAGAGCAGGTCACCGTATCCACCTGATGTCGGCAAGGGTTCGGCAGGCCACCCACCCGTCGGCGTGATTTCTGTGAGCGTTCCTCCAGTGTCGACATACACGTTTTGCTCACAGACATAGGCAATATGGAAGGTGCCGGCGAGGTCGTACCAGCCGTGGATAGCCTTGCAGCGCGAAGCGAAGGCGGCATAGGAGAGCGTCGTTTGTCCGCCGATTGGCGCAAGTTCGCCTTCGACCCAACGCACCAAATTCACTTCCGCCCAATTGCTCGACCGTACTGTCTTCGTCGGGTAGGTGACGACTCCGGGTGGAATTTGAATTGGTGTAAACTGTGTCATAGCGCTTTAATGATGAAGTTTATACCGACATACGGTGGCATGTTGTTGTGCGCTCCACTTCCGCCGGTATTCGCAAGTGCTACGGTGATTCCGGTGATAGAGATACTTGTGGCAATATTTGACCCATCAGGTTGGTCTATAGCGAAACCCGCACTTCCGACGATTGGTCTGGCAGCGGTAGGATTTTCTATCGTATGTGAATGACCAGGGTCTATTAAGGTAATAGCATGAGTATGCATTGGCATCTCAGTTGCGGAAAGAAGATGAGTTGCTTCGCCGCCAGTGGCTCCATTGACGATGCCTCCGCCGACGCCAACCGGAAATGCGCCAGAGAAATTCGGCAGATTGAAGTTCGCGCCAGAGCCGCCAAACTTGTAGCCGATGATGCCAAAGAGCGATGTGTAGGCTGCGGTCGCAAGTGAGGCTCCATTGCAGAAGAGCCAATTCGTCGGCGCGGTGTCGCCCGCATACATCTTGATTTCGCCGATGCTTGTGGCGCTTCCCGCGCTCGATGTGGCGTTGGCGAAAACTTGCGCGTCAATGGCGTCGAGGTCAGTGTTGAGCTTGCCGCCCCAAGTCGCATTCGAAGCTCCAACTTCCGGTTTCGTCCAACCATAATGGGCAGTTGTGCTGTCGGCCATCTCAAGTCACCCGCGCAATGTACCTCCCCGTGGTGAACTGGTCGTATTCGCCTCGGCGACGGCTCATAATTTCAGGGGGTTTGTTCCACATCAAGAGAGCGCTTGCGGCCCCGGCGTAGTCGCCCGCATTGAGTCTCTTGAGCATCGTCGAGCGGCTGAAGTTGCGCGACCCGACATTGAATAAGAAGCTGCAAAGTGCGTCGAACTGATGCTGCTCAAGCGGGACCTTGACGAGGTCGAGCGCTTCATCGCGGAATCGATAGGCGTCCGTGCGAAAAATCTCTTGCGCCTCGACTGCGGTGATTTTCATGCCGGCGACCACCTTCGGCGGCCCGGCTGCGGACGTATGCCCGAGGCCAATCGTCCAGACATGCGGCGTTGCCGCCTTGTCGAGATAGGCCTCTAGCCTGATGTCCTCGCGTTCCCGTAACACCTGATAACCCTTATCAGATAGCCGTATTTCATTGGGATTGAGCATGACCGTCTATGCACTTGGCGATTAAAAGCTCCATCAAGTGCTTGTTGCTGGCGATGGCGTTGAGCATCGCGTATCCGACGCCGCCGACCAGGAGCACATTCAAGACCACGATGACGAGCAGCGCCGGCGAGCTTTTAAGCGCGCTGACAGTGTCGCTTGCAGCACCGCCGAGAGTCACCGCCTTCTCCTTTGATGTCGCCAGCCGGCGGAACGAAAGAGGGGAACTAACGCCCCGCCAGCTGGCGTTAAGGCCGCGGGCGCGACCTTATGCGGATGGCGTCGGAACAGGCACGTTCGGAACGCCGACAACAATCCATCCGGTTTGCGGCGACCATGCCGTCTTCCAGTCGATAGGACCTTCTGGCGGAGTCGCTGGCGGCATCCCCGGAGGGATGAAAATCGGCGGAGTCGGGAATGGTTGGTTCGCGCCGCCCCAAATACCCGGAGGTGAACCGCTTGGAGGTTGCTGGCCAGGACCGCCGATGTCGATATAGTTCGGCGGTGTTCCGCCCCAGAACCCTGGAGGATTCCCCGGTCCTTGCCCTGGAGGATTCGGCCACACAACCGGCGGAATCGGGTGACTTACCCAAGGCGGCGGACCTCCCGGCGCAATGGGCGGAGTCGGCATCGGTACGTTGCCGCCGCCCCAGATACCCGGCGGTCCGCCGCTCGGCGGCTGTACCGGCCCCGGACCTCCCCAGATGCTCAAATCGGCGTTGTACATCTCGCCGACGATTACCACTCGCGTCATGTGCTTCTCCTCCTGTTAAACGCGCCCATCATAGCGCGCATTCATCAATTCTCCCCCATGCAGATATACTTCACCACGTCAGTCCCTGTCCCATGCAAAGTGATAGCGTTACCCAATGGCGGCACAAATCCCATCACTGTAATGTTGACCAAAGCTTGGGGAGTGCTCGCTTGAGTAATGTTTATCCGATAGTAACGATAAGCCGTCGAGTTCGTAAAGCTATATCCCGTTGGCGTAGCATCAGCGACGATAGTCTGCGCTGTTCGCGTATCTAATGTCGTCCATGTCGAATTATCGTTTGAGCCTTGGAATGTCCAGTTGCCCGGAGAATATTGATTATTGTTCCAACCTCCAGGCTGGGTGCTGCTGCGGAATAACGAGTAGCCAGTAAGGGTTGCGCTATGGCCCGACCCATAATCATATTCCAACCATTCTGCAGTGGGCAGGCCAGGAGAGCCAGTGTTCGCCCACCCTTGTGTCGGATAACCCGCGCCGCCTGGAAATGGTGCTGATGCGGAAGCGTTCACATTGACGGTCGAGGCGCTGCCTGTCCCGCTTGGCGTGTTAAGTGATTCAACCACATAGGCGTTGTTCGTCGGCGTCGTTACATCTTGCGCGATGCAATTCGGAATTGTCGTGTAGTTTCCAGCGAGGGCTTGTACGAATACGCCAGCAGCGAGAGTGACGCGTCCTGTCAAATCAGTGGGAGCTGCTTTACCGCTCCGCACCACCGCCATTGTGTAATCAGGAACTGTCTTGCTATTCGAAATCGGCGCGGCGGGATACCAATTCCCAGCTCCGTCGGCTGTTTCCGACCAAAACATATTCCCGCCAACAGATGGCGCGAGGTTGCAATGTAAGTCGCCTTGTTTGCGGTAAGAATCTGGGGGCGCTGCTGTGCCGCAATCGAACAGTCGTTCAGTCCCCGTCGCTAGGGACTGCGTGTTGCCCATAAGAATGCCGCTAAGGACTTCGGGTAAGGCGATGTTAGTTGGGGTTGGATAGCCCTTATAACCAGTGACGCCTGGGTTCGCGGTAGAGACAACACGAAGCGGAGTTCCACCAGAGAGGTTTATTAAGTCGAATGACAAGTCAACTGAATTCCAGATAAACTGAAATGAGGCATTGGACCCACAAGTGTCGGGCGCAAAGCCGAACATCGGCACTTCGGTTGAGTTTGCAGGCAGAGTATTGAATGAGGTGCAGGGGAAGCCGGTGAGGGACGTTACGTTGTTGATTGTTGACGCCTTGCCGCGAGTGAAAGCCCATCCGTCTACCATTCCACCATCGGTGATGCTAGGAGCGCCGACTGGGCCGCCGCCTTGTTGTGGGCCAATCCACACCTGACCTCCATCGACTGGCGCAAGTGTATACGTTGTATTGCCGCCCCCATCTTGAGCCATACACATTCCATGTGCGCCGATAGAACCAGCATACATGCCAATGAATACAGACTGATTTTCAGACAAACAAAGGGATATTGCCGCATTGTTCGACGTACCAGACTCGGCGCTATTCGACTGTCCGCCCAAATACAAGCTACCAATCTGGCTCGCCTCAATAATATCCGATACGAAATTGCTCGAAAATGCATCCGAAATATCCGTGGCCCCGCCAGAATTATCTCCGGCATCCAGACGACCAATTAGGTCGAAATCATAAACCCCTTCTTGGTCAAATGAGCCGTTACAACCTGTTGCAGGACGGAAGGCCCCGTAACATTCTATAGCCATTCCCGCGCCGCCAAATCCTATTGCCCCACTTCCATGCGTCGAAGACCCAACGCGTCTCATAATACCGGTGGGCATTTCCCACATTTGACCGGGCGATCCAGATGTGTGGGTAACCGACGCGACCTGTCCTGACGGCGAGGTTGCGATATCGGTAACATTGTAAGACTCATTGAACGTCATGTTGAAGGCTGCGCCAGAGCCGCCGCTAAGGGCTCCGCCCGCGGTCCAAGTCGTCGCCGTCGATGATGGCCACGATGAGTTACACACACCGCCATTCGCAACGCTCGAAACGCCGGTTATCGCCCCGCCAGAAGCCGTCACATTCAGCACTGGGTTGGTGGAGCAGCCAAGACCGCTCCACGTCATGGTGCCGGAAGCCCCAGTAAAACCGCTGCCGGCCGAATGAACCGTTACCGAGCCCGCTATTGAGCTCGACACCTGCATAATTACCGTTCCCATGGGGAAGGCGTCAGTCCAGATCTGCGCTCCTGGCTTGATTGGACGCGGACCAGAAAGGATCGTACCGACGTTGCTGCCAATCGTCGACGTAATCGTATATTTCTGCGAAACCGGCAAATCGTAAATAATCGCATCGATACCCTTGATTGTGGTGGGAATTGTATAGCCCGCGGCAAGGGTCGCGACGTGAGTTCCGGTGTTGTAGGAGGCTAGGTATGCGCCGTGCCCGACGAATCCGCCCGGAGTTGGTTGGTATGATAAAACTATTACTCCATCCCCGGCTTGGGGAACTATTGCATATGAGGCCCCGATTATGGTGCCCATAAAAATCCCGGTTACGGTGTTCGTATTCGCCGTTGGGGTGAGGACTAGGGTGAAGCTTGCTCCGGAACCGCCGCTCAAACCACCACCAGCGCTCCAAGATGTATTATTAGACTCACCAGGTATAGAGCAGAAGCCTGGGTTCACTACGCTAGTTACAGCATTGATGACGCCGCCCGAAGCAGTAACGTTCAACACCGGATTGGTCGAGCAACCACTAGTGTTCCATGTCATCGTCCCGGATGTGCCAATATAGCCAGAACCGCCAGTATGAACAGTAGGAATGCCGGCAATGACGTTACCGCCTAAAAAGCCGGTGCCATAGCCTACCGACCAAACCGAACAGCCATTTATATCACTTCCACCACCGCTTCCGCCATCGTCCGTTAACAACGGTTGATCTTGCTCAAATCCGTCCACACCAGCAGCGAAGATCAACCGGACAGTTGTTCCCCCGCTCCCGCCATTCTTAGCACTACCACCACAATTTATCCTCGCCCCACGAGATAGAACGAATGGCTGGGTGAAATAATAATCGGTAGAGAGTAAGTTATTTGGGTTGGGTGGAAATGTGATTGTCGGGCCGCCATAGCAGCAGACAGATGCTTGTCCTGCGCTATTCATTAGCGCCTGGACGAACGGGGAGTTATCAAATGCAGCGCCAATCGAAGACTGCATGCCGTAGTCGGTTGCAACAATGTCAGAGCGTTTCGACGCGACGGGAGTTTGAGTTACGGTTGGCGACGGGTTGGCAAGGATGGTGTTGGGTGGGATTGCAGATAGGCCGGAGCCAGCGGCGGCCGTTACAACACTGCCATTGCTCGTCAAATACTGACCAGTCGTGAAGCCGGATGTCGGCGTAGTGCCTGCGGTGATTGTCCCCCCGCCGCCGCCAGTGATAGTCACAGTGGCGTTTGGCGTGGTCCCAGAAACCGTAGCTCCGGAAAAGGTCAAGTTCGTCGTGCCAGCGACGGGATGACTTCCATCCGTGACCGTGAGCGATCCCCCGCCGCCGCTTCCACACGCCGCGCCAGCGTCCTGAACTCCAGGACCCCACTTGAGGCAATCACCAGTCGTGATAGCGCCATTCTGAGTCGTGAACGAGCCCATGGCTCCTGGCGCAACGCCCAAGGCAGTGACGACTCCAGTTCCAGCATTGGTTCCAGAAATTGTCGTCCCAGTTGCGGCGTAAATTCCCAGTTGTCCTGCCGTGCCTGATGTAACTGCTCCGCCTCCACCGGTGCCGCTTGGGGGAACCGCCCAGGTCAAATCGCCCCGTAAAAATTGTGTCGTTCCGCCTGGAGATGTGTTTTGGGCAAGGTTGCCTGAAAGCACGACCAACAGCGAATTGTTAACTCCGCCGCCCACCGGCGCGCCGATGGTCAGTCCCCCGCCGCCGCCTGTCCCAATCGTGCTTTGAATGACCGAAAAGGGCAGGCTTTTTGTGGTATATCCAGTTGATGTGCCAGGAGTAGCCTGGGCGATTGAAAACAAGTCGTCTGGAGCAACTGTGGTCGCCCGAGGAAGGCTTGAAATTGCCTGCGCATGCACGACCGAAGTGAACGCCAGGAAAGCGAGAACAGCAGCGACAATGCGTTTCATGATTCCACCACTATTGGGTTGCCATTTTCATCTAAGATTGGCGTTCCGTCTTCATTTAGTAGATAATTAACAGTATATTCTCCTGAACAGCTATCATCAGTCCATGATGTTGTATATGCTGACTGAGACATCCACATAGTGCCATTGATTGGCGACCCTCCATCAACTGTGATTGGATAACCATTTTCGGTTAGGATTGGATATCCATCTTCAGTGAGAAGCACGGGGAGGCTTTCTCCGATGCAAATGTCCTCTGTCCAAGCGCCAAACGTCGGCATTGGTTACCCGAAGCTCCTCAACCTAGAGCGCGTAACACGCGAACCAGATGCCTTCGATAATAGATACTCTTTGTTCAACTTGCCTATCGTATCCTCACATAGGTTTTTCCAAATGGCAGCGCTCTGTTCTTCTCCCACAGCATGCATAGCCGCATTCATCATCGTACCATACATATAAAGACTGGGATATTTGGTATAGAGCCATGACGACTGAGTGTCCGACAAGACCGGCACTTCAGCGAAATAGGCAATCTTATAAGTCGTGCCATTAATTTTGTCCGGAACACCGCCAAAATAGATTTCTGTCCCTTCAATCGTATAATAGCGATTGGTCATCGCTCCGGAACTTTGGTCATCTCGTGTTGTCGCGCGGAAGAACTCATCGCGCGGCTTGTAATGGATTGGCATGAACCCATCGGCGGATAGAGGACTTTCAATTCTGACCAAATCCATTTCCAGCCAATCATACGGCAACTGCCCGCAACGACTTCCGATTTGAGCGATTTCATGCTTTATCATCGATTTGACGCGCAGTTCTTGATTAAACTTCTGCTCCGACATTCGAATGAAAGACGTGACGAGAGCGTCGGACCAATCCTGCCGGTTGGCCCAATCCATAATTGAAGTCTTGAGCGTGCCAAAGTCACTCATCAAACCAATCCTGGCGCAGTGCGGAAGGGTTTCCCGTCACCGTTCCACCACTTTTTCCAATCGCCCTCGTCCCACTGTTCGTGAACGGACTTCTCCCAGACCGCAACCGGGACCATACCAACCCCCCACATGTCGCGCCGAGGGTCATGATTGTCGCGGCGCGCAGCCGCGCTCTCCAATATCGGTTCGACGTCTTGACTTGTTCTAACGACAACCCTATCAGGATATTCGTCGTCAGTGAGCATCGTCCGAATGATGCCGTTCTTTGCGTAATAAACTCTTTTGGTTTCAGGCATGCACATTCTCGATATAGCGGGACAGAAATTCGGCCGGCTTCTCGCCCTTCATATTCACAGCAAACCAGCTGGAAAAGTTCATTGGATGTGTCTTTGTGATTGCGGGAAACAAACCATTGTCACTCGTGGAAATCTTAGAAACGGACATACGATTAGTTGCGGTTGCCGCAAACTGGAAAACGAACAAAACCGCAGGCATGGCCATTCGGTAGGTAACTGCGTAACCCGCGCTTATGGCTGCTGGCGAGGCATGAAAGACCGCTGTTTTAATCCAAGAAACAAGCAATTCAAGGATTGGGGTGGTCGGGGTATTACGGTTTGTGAGCGATGGCTCACGTTTGAGAACTTTCTTGCCGACATGGGCGAGCCGCCGCCAGGCCGTTCCATCGACCGCATTGACCCCAATGGCCATTATACGCCAGGAAATTGTCGTTGGGCGACGGCCAAAGAACAAAGAGCCAATCGACGTCACATCATTCACCAATAAGCACAACTGAATGCGTGCGCCGTCGTCGCCGCGCCCACACTCACCGCAGCCCCAGTCGCCACGTTTGGCGGACTGACCGCCGAAGACGTCGTTGCGGTGGCTGTCGTCACGCCAACTACCCAAGGCCCGGTCGCAGTCACCGCAGCGCCCGTGAATGAATAAGCCAGGATTTCCGTGGTCGACGGGTTACCGAGTATCCATCCATGGGCGGCCGCGCCAGCCGGAATGGCGATTTGCGGCGTTCCGCCCAAGGTGATTGTGCCGGCGCAACTCGTGGCCGGCACATTGCTTTGTTGCGCCGTGACCGGCATCGAGAACGCCGCGAATAGCCCCGCAGCGAGCAAGAAGCGCTTCATGTTCCTCTCCTGTTCAGCGTACGTTCTGGCGTGCTACATTGCTACTTTGCTACACGCCAGAATGAAGCGGAGTTACTGCTTAATGCCGTTGAACAGGATATGAGCGATGGGATTGCGCATCTCGACGCCCCATTCGACGATAATCATCCGGGTTTCGGCATCGCCGACGCGGGCCATCAGGTACTGACGGAAGGCTCTGAAGAAAGCGACGGCGATATAGTCAGGGTCGATAAGCAGGCCGACGTCGGTGGGAACCCAGCGCGACGGCGCGACCTTGATGCGGCCGAAGTCGGTGGCGATGACGTCAATCGTCGACACCACCTCGGTCTTTCCGACCAGGACCTGGGTCGTTGACCGGCCGGTAAAAGTGGAAATGGTCCGCTTGGGCCCAGGCGGCACAATCCAAAGACTCGGGCTTGCGCCGTTGACGTAAGCCTGCTGCATTGCAGCACCGAGCATGGCCTCGGTGACTTGCAATTGCGAACCGCCGGCGACCGCGGCGAAGGCCGCATCGCCTGGCGCCGCGCCTGCGATGGTCGGCAAGCTTGCAGTGACGCCGGCGACGGCGCCGCCGGCTCCAGCCGCCAGGGTCTTGGTCGCAGCGCGGCCAATCCAGTGGGCAATCGCCTCGGTGGTGCGCGCGGTTGGAGTCGCGTCGTCGCCGTTCACCCGCTGTTGCCGCGAGCACATGATGGATTCCATGTCGCTCTTCAGCACTTTGCTGGCGAGCGCCATCTGATGCGCCATTTCGGAGCCCTTGCCCGCGGCGTCGACCTCTTCCTGGGTGCCCGAGACGCTGGCGTCGCGTTCTGAGATTTGCGTGACGTTGTTCTGCCGAATGGTCGGTTGAGCCGGGCTGTTGGCGAGCAAGAACCCTTCGACCTGGGCGTTAGCAAGATTGACGGTCGGCAAGAATTCTGTCTGCCAATCGAAAATCCGGTTCTTGACGTTGCGCCGGCGAGCCGCCGACATCACCGGCGTGTCGAACGGGTCGATATTGTAGATTGCATTTGATAAGTCTTCCCTATTCGCAGCCGCCGAATAGGTGGTGAATGCGTTAGTAACCTTTGCCATGGGAGCACCTTTACTTTAGAAGCCTTTGGAATACTGCAGCAGCGTCATCCAGACGCCCGCTCTTAGCCAACCTATTCTGGGCTTCGTCGATATGTCGGCGTGGCGCATTCCCCATGGGCGTAGCGCTACCGGGTGTCAACGTGCGTCCTTTACCAGGGATGACCGCTTTGGGTTGTGCCGTCACCGACTGGTCGTAGAGGGCCGCCTTCCGCAAGATACGCAACATGCGCTTGTCGTAAACGGTGGCGATTTCACCCTCGTTGAAGCCCTCTTTGCGAGCATAGGAGCGCATGAGCTCCATCGTCTCGTCGAGGACCTTTTCGTCAGGGATGTTGGCCTCCTTGACGAAATCTGAAAACTGCCGAACCGCGTAGTCGCGGGTATAGTTGTCGTAGGCCTGCAGGTTCACCTGCTGCGCCTGCTGCATTTCCTGCTGCACGGCGGCGCGCTTGGCGTAAACCTGTTGATAAGCCTTCTGCCGCTCGCGAGCCGCTTGGCCATTGATGCGGAACTCTTGGTCCCAATCGGGCTCCGGCGGGGTGAGTTCGGCCAGGAGCCTATCGGCCTCCTGCAGTCGAGCGAGCAGCGTGTCACGCACTTGATAAGCGCCCTGCGCGTCGGCGAGCACTTGGTTGCGCGCCTGGTCGACCTGGTTCATCCGTTGATGGAAAGTTTGCTCGCGGATATAGCCTTTGAGAGCCTCTGGCAGACTGACCTCTATCGTCTGCCCGTCGACATTCACCTCGTATTTTAGTACGCCTTCCCCAGATTCTTCCCCCTCGGCGTCGCGCTCGGGTTCCCCTTTGGACCGCTCGGGACTTTCGTCACCTTCGTTATCTCCGCGTCCTTCGGTCTTGCCACTGATCCGCTCGGCGTCGCTTGCCTCGGACCCTTCACTCCGCTGCCCATCTCGTCTCCCTCCCCTATCGGCCTGTCTGGCGCGCGCATCCCCATCCGATAAAGACTCGGGTCGCGTTGCATCCATCCGGTTTTGCCGTGTTCCTTCTCGGTCTTCAGACCGACCATCCGCGACCCTCCTCTCGTGCTCGAGATACCGCGCATTTTCACCTCCATCGTTTGTGTCGCCAGTTTCTGGGTCACCCTCGACTGGTCGAGGTTCGAATATCGGTTCAGGCTTAGACGCCGTTTGGACAAAGCGGCCGGTGTCGGCGTCGCGCGAGCGGTCCGCTGTCGGGACGACCTTGATTTGCTGTTCAAAGGCCTGGGCGGCCTGCTCGACGCCTTCAGGCACGTCGAATTCCCTTCCTCATCGCCACAGTGTGATTGTTGATTTGGAGTTGCAACCCTTTGGCGACGTCATGCAGAACCCTCAATCTGCTGACCAAGTCGAGGGTTTTGTTCATATCGTCGGTTGCAATCAGTTGTTTGAGGTAGACTTTCTCCATCGTCTCGACGCCGGCCTCATAAGCCTCATCCTGCAACGTATCGCGCGCGCCCAGGGCGAGATTACGCAGTTTGTCGATGTCGTCAGCCATTGCCGTCGCCCTGTGTACGTTGCGCTTGTTGCTCGGCGACATGCTTCTTCGTCGCGGCGTCCAATTCGGCTTGATAGAGGTCGGCCGCGGTCTTGACGTCGCTTTGGACATGTTCCCGGTGCAGACGTTCCTGCTCGACCTGGAGCCGGCCGGCGTCGTAAATCGCCTTCTGTCGCAGGGCTTCCTGACGGTATTGCTCGTCGGCTTGCTGCTTCTGCATTTTGAGCTGCTGGTCGCCAATCGCTTGGGCCGACTCACTCTTCACTTTCTCGAATTGGGCGCGGGCGGCAATGGTCATCGCGTCTGGCTCTTTCGGCTGCGCAGCGATGTTCTGCAAGGTTTGTGGGTCCGGAGTCATGAAATAACGTCCGACATTTTTAATATTGCCGATAGCTAATTGGTCAGTGATAGTATTTAGGAATTGCTGAATACCGCAGACTGGATTGGAGACGCCGAACTGTTGCATAATCATCTGTTGGGTCTGCTTGATATTCTCCAGCACGGCGAGCCTGGTCTGGTCGCTTCCTTTGCCAAGCGTTGAATTGACTTCGACTCCCATAGTGGCGTCGAAAGTCGAGGTATCGATTCCAACCCACTTGCCGTTGAGCCGCATCGTGCGCTGTTGATTGGGGGCCTCGGAAATCTCATTGTAGAGGCCGATGAAGAGGTCCTTAAAACCAGTTTCGGCTAGGATCCGGGCGATAAGTTCGATGCGCTCCTGCGCGCCGTTGATGATGGCGTCGACGCCGACCTGGGTAGAGGACTGCAGCGCCTTGGGGTCGAGCCCCTTAGCGGCGTCGGTGAGCCCAGTGCGGCGCGCGAGCACGTCATTGAGCGCGTCGATAATGGGCATCGCCTGCTGGCCGGCGAACGGGGTGACGGCGAACTGGACGGCGTTGCCCGGGTCGCCGCGGGTGCGGATGACGGCGCCCAAATCATCGTTGAGCGCGTCGTCGAGATTGACGGTGAGTTCGTTGACGACCGTCTTCGGGTTGATGCTCTCGGCCAGAGAGTCGAGGACGCCGCGCAGCATGTTGGTTTTGATGCGCTGCATGTCCATCGTGTAGTCGGCGAGAGAGTCGCCAACGATGGTGTGCGAAATCGGGTCGCAGGAGAAGACGGCGAATTTCACTCGGTTCGCGTACTCGTCCATGACGATGTTGTGAGCTTCGCCCATCGTGCAGATGTAGCGGAGCTCGGCGACGCCATCGCCATCCTTGTCGGCCTTGATGTACCATTCACCGTACATCACTCCGTCAGCGGCGCGGGTCGAGGTGTATCGGCCAGGATTGCGGAGCTGATTCTCCATCGTGAACTCAGGCGTCGTCTGTCCCTGGACGTACTCGAGGCAAAGCTCGCGGTCGTAGCCCATGGCGACCAGGTCATCGATGGGAACGAGACGCTGATGACCGACGATGCGCGAGGTGGCGAAGGAGCGGGCCTGGCGGTCGAGCCGCATCTCTTCCGGCGGCACCCCGGAGACGCGGATAATCGGCTTTGATACCTCGTAAGATATGACGACGCGGTCATAAGTCCCATCAGCAGGGTTCAATTGCCCAAGATGCACGACTTTAGCGGTCTGGTTCGATTGCTGCAGCATATTGATTTGCTGCGCGTTAATATTGACCCAGGTTTTGCGCTTGGTTTCCTTGTTGTCGTCCGTCCACCATTTGACAAATCCGGTTTTGACGGTGAGCGCGTCCTTGAATGCGCCATACAGGATTAGAAATCCTGGATTATCTTGCCAGAATGTATAATTGATATAGTCAGTCTGCTGCTGGGCTATATCGATGTCGGTTTGGGTGCGCGGAGTGAGGTAGACGACGTTCTCGGACGCCGCGAACAGCCGGATAAGGCTCGGCAGCGTCAGCATCACCGCGTCGCGCACGTCGGTAGAGACAAAGGTCGACTTGTTGACCGCAGTCGGGTCCTGGGCGTCCAGGATTTCGCCGAAAGTCGCGGTCGGGTCGACCACGGGGCCGCCCCAATTCGTCAGGTCGTCGCCGCTGAGATTAGGAAGGTAGCCGTAATAATAGCGCTGAGCGGTGTCGCGAGCCCTGGCGAGGGTCGTGCCTTCGTAATCGATGGAGTCCTTTATCATCGCCTCGATAAAGGTTTCGTACGATTCCGGGTCGGCCGGGTCATACCCGCCTGGCGTCCCCTGGCTGGGCTTGAAAGTCGGGAAAAGCTGCTCGACAGCCATTTCAGCTCGACGGCTTGCCGGTCGGGCGCGCTAGGTATAGCTCCGACTTTGCCATTTCCGCAATAGGTAGAGTAGCCTTCCCGGATGCCGGTCGATTGGAACGGAATTTTGGCCGCCGAGGGCGTCATCGACGACGCGCCCGTGGACTCGCGAGTCGAGGTCCAGTACCTGCCGCGCAAGCATTTCCGAGGTCTGCACGCCTCCGAGAAGCGCTGGAAATTCGTGTGCGCGCACCGGCGGGCTGGCAAGACCGTCGCTCTCGCCAATCAGCTCATCCGCGCGGCGATGTCGAACAAGCGCGTGCATCCGAAGCCGCGTTACGCCTATGTCGGGCCGTCATTCGAACAGGCGAAGGACCTGGTCTGGATGTATCTGAAGCAATACACGGAGGCGATTCCCGGCACCCGTTACCTCGAGGGCGAACTCACTTGCGTGCTGCCGACCAGGGCGACGATAAAGCTCTACGGCGGCGCCGGGGCCTACGAGCGGATGCGGGGCATGTATTTCGATGGCATCGTCTTGGACGAATTTCCACTCCTCAACCCAAGCGTTTTCTCAACCGTGGTTAGACCGTGCCTGGCCGATTATGGCGGCTGGGCGGTTGTCTCAGGAACGTCGAACGGGGACGACCATTTCAATCAGTTGCGGCTCAAGACCGAGGAGGATCCGCGCTGGGACCACTACATTATTCCTCTGTCACAGACCGGGGAGGACGCCTTGAGCCATTCAGAAGCCGGCGAACTCACGCAGGACATGTCGCCGGAGGAATACGCCAGGGAAATGGAGTGCAGCTTCGAAGCGCCGGTCGAGGGGTCCTATTACGCCGATGTCCTAAATCAGATTTCCGCGCAACATCGCGTGACAAGCGTCTCGGTCGACTTGTCGCAGCCGGTCATCACCGCGTGGGACCTCGGCATTCACGACTTCACCTGCATCTGGCTCTATCAGACCGCGGGGAGGGAAGTGCATTTCATCGACTACATCCAGAATTCCGGCAAGCCGCTCGATTTCTACGCCCGCGAACTGACGCTTCGGGCGACGAGCGGCGGCTATCATTACAAGGCGCATTGCCTGCCTCATGATGTCGAGGCGCGCGAACTCGGCACCGGGCAATCGAGGAAGATTGTCTTGGGTGGACTGCTCGTCGAGCCGATAATCGTGGCGCCGATTTCGTCGCTCGAGGACGGCATATCGGCGGCGCGCGGCTTACTTGGCGCGAGCTGGTTCGACGCTCGCAAGTGCGCCAAGGGCTTGATGATGCTGCGCGGCTACCGCAGGAACAAGATGGGCAGGCCGGTTCATGGGCCGGAGCCGTACTCCCACGGGGCCGACGCCTATCGCACTGCGGCGGTGAGCTTCCACATGGTCAACGGGCTCGGCTCGAGTCTCATGCGCGGGCCCGGCGCGCTAAGACGCCGGCTCCGCGGGGTGTTTTAGATAGGTCGTTCCTGCCTTGGCGAGGGCGGCGTCGATTTTGGCGAGGATTGGAGAAGCCCTCCAATTGCTCGACTTCATAACTATCGGACGCGCCACCGTTAGCGCCTCGGCTAGTACGGTGATTATCTCGTCCCGGTTCTGCAATGAGGCATAGCGGGCCTCGCTCGCGGCCAACTCGTCGCATTGCTTGACCAGAGCGGCATTGTCCTTCTCAAGTGCGGCTTCGCGAGCAATTTGAGCCACGTTGTATTCATATTGCCGTTCGCCAGCCTTCGCCATCTCGGCCAGCGCGATGATGCGCTCGGGTGAGCAGTTGACGACTTTGCTCATGCCGTCGCGCTTGCCCGCGTCGTAGGCGGCGCGGAGCGCGAGCACGTTGTAGGCCAGCTCCCGGTCGTCGGCGTGCTGCATCTTGCCGGCCTCGCGCTCGAAGTCATACGGCTTCGGGCGCCAGCGCCACGGCCCAGGCGTCGCCAACTGCGCGGCGGCGATGATTTCGTCAATCTCGGCGGTGGTGAGGTTGGTCAAGTGTGTTTGGTTCTGTCTTCTTTCGTCCAAGGCGTCATCGGACGAGGCTTCCGCCCCAGAGCACGATGCCGATGATGATGAAGAGGACGAGGAAGACGACGGGGTTGGCGGCTGGCCACCAGGCGAAGTTTCCTGGCGCGGCGGTCGAGCCGAAGACTCCGACCAGGAGGAGCACGAGGAGAACGACGTAGATGACCTCCAAAATCACGACATCCTCCTATTTCGGCAGGAAGCGGAACACATCCTCGAGATAGATGTACGCCATTTTTGACGCGCCGTCATCGCCGCCGGTCCCGGCGTCGCCTTCCATAATCGCCTTGAGGGCCAATCTTCTCAAGCGTTCGGTTGGGATAAGGATGCAGCCGGCCCAGAGGCCGTTGTCCATGAGCACGATAGCCCACAAGTCGGCCTGCGTCGTGCGGATGCCGCTGTCCTTGCCGCGGCACATGTACTCGATAGCCATTCGGCGTTTTTGTTTCCATTTGTCCCAATCGATTTTGACCTCCCAGCGCTCGAGCGACGCGGCCCCGCGCATAAGAATGGCGTCTAGTTTGACGACTTCGATTTGCGACTTGTCGAATTGCAAGTCGAAGGGCGATTTGAGCGGGGAGACGGTCATCGCCGCTGCCGCCGGCGCAACTCTTCGGCCTTAAGCGACGGTCTTCGTCCAATCGGCGGGCCGATGGAGGCCAAGGGTTTCCGGCGACCGTTCGCAGCCGACGCAGATTGGTTCGTCGCGCGCGTTCACGGCCCAGCAGACGTCGCCATCACGACGCACGCACGGGGTCATATCGGACTTGGCGTAGACACAATGAACGACAGTCAATGGACTGCCTCCGGGTGTTTGAGGTGGGCGAGCTGGGCCTCGAGCATCGTCCTGGCGCCGGCGGCGTCGACATTGGAGACGGACGCGCCCTGCATGCGGCCGTCTTTTATCGAACAGACGGTGAGGAAGAAGGCGAGCTCATCTGCGTCCATGTTGGTTTTGAACACGGCGAGGGCGTCGTCGAGTTCGTCAATCAGCCGGTTGATGCTGATTGCTAGACGACGCTCGTCACTCAGGCGCGGAGGACTCTGGACTGCTCTCATGTTCGATTGTCTTGTCTTCCAGCCATTTGATTTCGACTGCTCCTTGGGGCGCGGCCGGGCCGATGTTGATGGTGGTCGAGGTTCGCTCCATGCCGAAGCCGCGCTGACGTCCTGAGACGCTTTTCAGCATTTCCTTAGCGGCGTAGAAGCGATTTTGGAACGAAGCTTGGTCTTTCAAGGCCTGGAAGACGACATCGACGGCGGCGTCGACTTTTTGCTCCATGATTTCGGCCATCGCGCTTCGGAGCGACGGCACGGCGAAGACGAATGCGCGCAGGCGCTGCGAATCGACGTCGAGCTCCGCTGCGGCTTTAGTGACGTTGCCGTCGACATTGAAGAGGATCCGGCGGAGGGCTTCTGCGTCGAGGGTTTGCTCGCTCATAGCTTCAGCTCGCTGGCGGCTTTGACCCAGGCGGGAGTTGGGGCGGCTTTGACGAGGTCGAATGGGGTCCTGGCGAAGCCGGGAGACGGCCCTATTACCGTCTCCCGGCTTGCGGGCGGCCGTGGGGTAGGAACGGCGGCCGCCCGCTTCGCCATCTGGGCTCTCGGATTCCTGTGGCGGAGGCTTAAGGGGCACATCTGCCGCCACGGGTAAAGCCAGGTGGAATAGCGATGGCAATGCACGGGGGTGAGCGCTGCTTCGACTTCTCCGTACCACACGGTGAGCGACGCGAGTAAGACGACCAGGAGGAAGGATTTTTTCATTTTGCCGCTCTGTCGGCCTCCCGGGCGACTTTCTCCTTGCGTTTGTTCTCCAGCCACTGGCCGTGGGAGATTCCTTCGCGCTCCCAGGGGGTGAGTTTCTCGACGGCCTCGATGCGTTGCGTCACTTCCCCGAGGGCGATGCGCACCGCCTTCAATTGGCCGTCGAGCGCGTCGGCCTGGGCGACCATTCTGTGCTCGACGGCACTTATCATGCCCTGAACGCGCTGTTCGAGCGCGCCGAGTCGGGCGTCATGGACGTCGATGCGCTCGAACAATCTTTGGACGACGCCCTCGGAGAAGGTCGTTCGGTCGCGGAGGCTGTCGACGAGGCCGACCAGGGCGTCGAGGCCGGTCCCTCCGATCGAGGCGACGGAGGCGATAATCTTCTCCAACCGGGCGATTTGGGCGCGCATCTCGTCTAGGCCCAAGCCTCCCATGTCAGACGAACTCCTTGGGCGGCATGGGCATCATCAATCCGCCGGGCGCGCGCCACAGGTGCAGGCAGTTGGGGTGAATGTCGACCTTCCGTCCGTCGGTGACGTGAAACTGGACGGCGACTTCGTCGTTCTCGAAAAAGAGCTGTTTGACATAATCCATTTCGCCCCATGTCGGGGTTCGCCCGCGCAGCGAGACGCTCACGTGCTCCCAGCCGCCGGCGGATGACGCGACGACCAGGAGATTAGCTCCCTTCAATTTGACGCGGAAGACGCCGCATGTCTCGTCGCCAGTCCCGCCGTAATGGCTGATGACGCGCTCGGATGTGTCCCGAAGCGGCTCCAGGCCCGCCTTAGTCAGATTTCTCATTTGGCCGTTCCTTTTCCAGCTTACGCCGCCGATACCACGTCTTTCTCGAGACTCCCTCCTTCTCCCACGGCTTCTCTACCTCATTCCCTCCCGGCGGCCGGCCGGGCTTCCGAACATGCGCTTGCGGACCCGGCCCGCCGCCCCCTCCCTCGCTTCGTCCCATCTCCGCATGCCTTCTCCTCCTCTCTCTGGTCCTCCCAATTTGACACTGAAATCCTTTTCAGTCACCCTGTCAAGCGCGTTGCCGTCCCGGCCGTCCTGCCGGCGTCGCGCGATAGCGGCGAAAGGCGATGAGCGCGGGGGCCAGGGTAGGCGTTCACGCTTTGGCCCCTTGCTCCTCAAACGCCGCAATCAGCCGCTGTAGCAACCTAGCTCTATCGTTATCCAAATTATCTTCCTTCCTATATAATCCCAACTCCTCCTCCAGCATCTCCTTCAATGTCCTCCTCCAATAATAAGCCGGAGCTCCATCAACCCCACTGCCCATAACCACCACAGACAAAATGTCCGTCCATTCATTCCCCGTCTCATCAAAGAATGATAACTTTAACTCTCCATCAGATAAATCAAACACCGTCGCATACGCATCACGCACATTTAACATATCCCCGCTCTTTATCGGCCACCGAACCTCGCCGCCTTCCCCCTCCAACTCCGCAATAACCCTCGTAATTAGCCCATCTAACAATCCATCTATCTTCTCTATAACACCAGAAAAATACTCCCCAATATCCTCACTCATCCCTCCCCTCCCCCATAACGTCCCTGCGCCCCTCCATCGCCCGCCTGAACCACCCAGGCCACTCCAACCTCTCACCCACCTCTTCCCGCTGCTTTCCCGTTTTCGGGACTTCCTCGGGAGCCAAACCAAGCTCCCCAACCCGCCGAACCCACGCCCGCAACTCATCCAACCCCTCACCCATCATTCCCCTCCCCTCCCCTCCCCTCCCCGCGCCCGAGCACGACGCGCATACCACACGCTCTTCGAAATCCCCTCCTTCTCCCAAGGACGCTCCCCCTCAACCCTCGGCCGTCCACGGCCCCGCCTAGGCGTCGAACCTTCCTTGGCGGATATTGGCGGACCTGGCGCACCTTGGCGGACCTCACCCGACATATCCGCCTCAGGAAATGGCTTTTTCTCGTCCTCACCTCCCCGCCTTCGCATCATGCGCCACAAACCCCCGCCCATCCTTCAACACATCGACCACCTGTAGTACTCGGACCGTAATAGGACTTATATTCGGACAACAATTCATGGCATTTTCAGTCCGGCAGGACAAGTATTATTTTCAGTCCGGTATTTTCGGTCTCACCTTTGCGTGAGACACATGTCTTTGGGACCCCCGGGCCCGGTTCAGTGACCGTGGCAACGGTGGGGGGGTCAAACGATTTCAGCGCCAGAAAAGTAGGGTGGTCGACGGCGCTAACCTATTGATAATGCTCGCGCCATGGCGTGACGACGACGTGGCGCATCGTGTCAATGCATTACCCATACGCTACCCTATAGCTGGAGCTCAAGCCACGAACGCAATGATATCAATGCATTAGCTGATACGACCATCTGATAGGTATTCATCTGCTGAAGCTCCGGCGCAAATGCGCACCGCTGAAGCAATGCGCATCCTAACCCATTGATGTAGCGCTGGAAAGCATTGCCAGAAACCCTATGGAGCGCGGTCTGGAAAGGCGTGGACCCGGCATTTCAGCGGCATTGACGAGTGCTGTGAGCGCTAGGTTATGTGCGGCCATGGTTTGGTGTGGTTTGGAGTGGCGTGCTAAGCCGTTTATGTTAGTTGTGTATGAGAGATGTTGGCCTGGCGGGCTCGAGCTCGGCGCGAACTGCAGTCTGGGTTTTTGGGGAACGCTCGAGCCTAGCAGAAATCGTGCAAAAATCAAGCGAATGGTATTGACAACAGGCCGCCGTTTGTATACATTGTTGTCCGTGAGACAACATGAGGAAAGGAAAACGACCATGACCTGTCAGTTCAAGCGCTTCTTTAGCGTCGACTCGCCAAAGGCCATTAAAGCGCAAAGCTATGGTTATCTCAACGCCATAAACTACATGGCGCCAGCGTCAACAGCCGGCGTCGGCAATCTTTGCCCACACGCTTCAGCCGGTTGTCGCGCATTATGCCTTGGATGGTTCTCGGGACAGGCCGGCATGGTCAATGACCAAGCCAAAGATATGAATGACGTCCGGCGCTCCAGAGTGGCCAAAGCCCAAATGTTCATGCGGAATAGGTTCGCGTTCAATCATGAGCTGTTCCACGCAATGGACGGCGCGCGCCGCAACGCCAAGCGCAAGGGTCTGAAGCTTTGCGTTAGGCTCAATGGCGCAACGGATATCGCTTGGGAAAAGACTTGCCCTGACATATTCCGCGCTAACCCGGACGTCCAATTCGTCGACTATACCAAGTCTTTGCAGCGCGCATTGGCGCACGCGCGGGGCGAATTGCCTCAGAATTATCATCTAACCTTTTCGCGGTCAGAAACAAACTGGCTTGATTGCCTCAAAGTCTTGATGCATGGCGGCAATGTGGCTGTGGTATTCGATGGTCCATTGCCGCCGCTCTATCGCGGTTTTACCGTGGTCAATGGCGATAAGCACGATTTGAGGCACCTAGACGCCAGCGGCGGCGAACGTAAGTCGTTGATTGTCGGGCTGTCGCCCAAGGGACGGCGCGCAAAGGCGGACACAAGCGGATTTGTCGTCAGACTGGCAGCTTGACGCAAGCTTTTGCCCTTGCGTGCGATGCGAGGGCAATGGCGAGCGCCAAATGCTCGGAAAGGAAACGACCATGTTCAATCACAACCCCGATGTTAATCCGAATTGGACACCGCTAGTAGCCCGTCGAGTTTATGCCTGCAACCAATGCGGTACAGAACAGGTTATCTCCACAAACCACACAGGGACCGTTTGGGCGCAACGCTGCGTCGGCAAATGTCGCACAATCGCCAATGCGCATACAGCCCGCGAAATTGTCTCCCCTTACTATGGCCCGCACCACTTTGTCGCGAGGAATGAAAGGAAGCCGCCGATGAAAGGGACCACGTTTGGCGATACCGTGCGGCTGTTGCGTGCGCTCATTCGGACCGAAGAGGCGCGCGCGGCTCACGCCAAGGCGTCGCATGCGCCCGGACTCGCCGATGACTACGCGCGCCGCGCGCTCGAATTGCGCCGCGCACTCGCGACCATCAAACGCGCTTAAGGCCAATTTGACCAAGGTCCCTTGACACTGAAATTGCCAAGGGACACGTTCTCGCCACAAAAGGAAAACGACCAAATGACCCCCGAAGTCTTCTTGCCCTTAGACCGTTGGCTTAGAGAAGCCCGTAGAGCGGCCGTGTACTGGTATTGCCTGCCGGACTTGCCCGATATCCTGCAAGGAGACGCCGAGGCCGCCCACGGCCAGGGAAAGGACCCTTACGACTACGTGCGCGAGCTCGCCAAGCAACTCCAGCTTGTCGAGGTGCGGTCATGATTCCGCTCAACGCGCATCAGGTCTGGGTGAAACGCAAAGGGGAGATTTGGCAAGGCCATTGGCTCTTGCAATTCCACACGCGCGACCTCGAGGACGCGCGCTATTACGCCAGCCATATTCGCGATATGACCACAGTGGAGCGCGTCGAGATTCGCTCGGCGCTGGGCAAGGTCGAGGTCGTGTGGCCGTGACGACCTACAGCGTTCATAGCAGACCGCTCGGACGTCCCCCTGGCCGTACGCCTGGCAGCACGCGCTCAGAACGGGCGCCTAAACCCCCAAATCTCGAGCGCCTGCATGCGAAGGCGCTCAAAACGCGTCGCGCCTACCTTGAGGCTTGCGCCGATTTGGCCACGGCCATCCATCTCGCGGAATTGCGCGACCGCCGGACTGCAGTCCGCGCCCGCTACCGCGCCCTAAAACAAGCCAAAGAGCTGCTCAATGCCTCGCCTAATCACCGCCAACGAAGTGAGTGAGCGCGCCATCTTTGCGCTCATTCGAAACAAGGGGAACGTGAGTCTAACCGCCAAGGAACTCAAAATACCGGCGGCCGATTTGCGCAAATTGATGCGCACGCCGAAACTGGCGGAAATCTTGCTCGAAATTCAGGAGCAGGCGCTCGACGAAGCCGAGGACATCATCCGGAAAGCCCTGCGCTCCGAGAATGCGGCGCACCGGCTCATGGCCGCGGGCTATCTCCTCGGCAATAGCCCAGCGGCAAAACGTCGAGGCTTCAGAGGCTCACTTTAGGCGAGGCGTCGATATGGCCCTCCAGGTCGACATAGCGCTTCTCGCGCGGCGCGTTAAGCCGCTCGAGCTCCTCCTCGGCGGCGCCCAACGCGAGCCATACGTGACGCCATTTCTCGCCATGTTTGGCGGCCGAGAGCTTGCGCAACACGGGAACGAGTTGCTCGGGTTCGCCTAGCTCATCGATGAGCGCGAGCTGGTCCTCGAGGCTCTTCTTTTCGTTCTCGCTGAGTTTGTTCATGGTTGGTCCTAGGTGTTGTTCCGAAAGGATGGCCGGATAAACCTGGGCCTCCATAGCCCTTCGTGCATTTTCCTCTGCGGCGCTCATGGCGGATTCCGTTGCCTCTGCGCGCGGGTCATCTTGCCCCGCGCAATGCCTTTCGCTGTGGCCTTGTTAGTCCCGGGCCGGAGGGAACCGCTCTTCTGCAGGCTCGCCGTCGCTGCAGCGTAGGGGTTCACTCCTGGCGAGGTCTGCTTGATGCGCTTCACCGCAGTGTCGAGAATCTTTGGTAGCTTGCCTCGTCCAGGCATTAGACAAATCTCTCAATGCGTTGACCAAGCGTCTGAGAGCAATCCACCATAATTGCTTTCTGCTCGATGAGAAGTTCCTGGTCTTTCTCGTCGAGTATAGAGAACTCTTCGCTCTCCAGGAAACTAACTAGTGTTGCTAACTTTGCGTCAAGCTCGCCCTTCTTTGTGACTACCCTCCATGCATACGACTCCTTCCGGTCCATCATCCCCTCCCGAACATCGAGCTCAGCGGCCCATAGAAGCGCGGGTCGCCCTGCGGATTGAAAACCGGACTGCGCGCGTTGCCGGTGCGGGCCTGGTAATAGCCAAGATTCGGCGTCGGGTCCTGACTGCGCGATGTTCCGGCCGGTTGTGGCGTCGCGGCTCGAGGACCGCCGGCGGGCCGCGGCGTAGGAGCTGGGTTGCCCCGCGGCGCTCCTTGACCGGGGGTAGGCGAGTTTGCGCCTGGCGCGCTCAAAGGAAAATTAGGCTCGAATGGCGTTGGATAAGGGCGAGAGACGGGTCGCGCAGGCATCTGGAACGGCGGCGCTCCCATAGGCTGCGGCACGTTGAACCCGCCGCTCCCCGCGGCCGCCAGGCGCGGGTCGACCTGAGTCAGCGCATTGCCGGCGGCGCCCCCGCCGAGGCCTGGCGTCATGAGCATGCGCCGGCGGATGTTCTCCAACGCCTGCTGCCAAACGCTCAGGTCTGTATTCGGCATCCCGCCCGGCATCACGCCGCCCGGCGCCATGCCCGTGGCGGGCCGTGTGGGCATGCCTGGCGGCAGTCCAGGCTGACCAATGGGGCCGGGTTGCGGGCCTCCTGGAGGCACGCCATAGCCGCTCTGCGCGCCCGCGCCGCCGATGGCGTTCATGAACTGCTGAAGCCAGCCGCCGCCGCCGCTTTGCGAACCGTCGCCGAGGTTGCCGTCGGTGTAGCTCATGCGGAGCCAGGCAATTGCGGGTTCAAAGCCGCCCCAGGGTCTTGAATCGTGCGGTCATGAGTGAATGTCGCGCCCAAGGCCGTTACGTTCGTCCCGGCCGTGGTCAATGCGGCGGCGATGGAAGTGAACGTCAATGCCGTCTGGCCGCTGCCGACCACGTTATTGACGTTCGCTAGCGCCATGTTCACCACACAGTTGAGCTCCTCGTTGAAATTCGTCAGCGTCATCATATCAATTTCTCCACTGTGGCTCTCTAATTTCTATTGGCCAAAATTAACTTTGGAGAAGCGCCGACGCGGCCCGCTGGTTGCCCGCCTCCATCTGACGCAAAGCCTCAAGATATGGACGTCTCTCTGAACCAAGCGGAAGTCCCGCAGCAGCGCGGACGTCCCGCATGAGCGCGTCAACGTCAAACGCTCGGCTCATGATTTCTTCCTGACCTCCGGATTGCCGGGCGCTACGCCCTGGACTGCAGTCGGATGCTTCTCAGTTTCGGTGCGCTGGTCCTGCGCCTCGACCCATTTCGTCACGCCGACTTTCTCGATTTCGGCTGAGCGCGCGCGCTGCTCGTCGGCGATGGTCTGGACCTGAGTCTTCGGGTCAATTGGCTTCAGATCCGGCTTGGGTTCATCGGCGCGCGGACCGCGAGTTGAATCCGGAGGGTCCCCCGGCAGACTGGTCGACGGGGCATGAGCCTCGACGGGCGGCTTAGGCGTTGGCGCTGCGGTTGTCGGGCTATTTGCCACGTTTGCCTCCGTGATAGTGCGCTTGGCCTGGAGCCGCGCCCTTCGAACGCGCGATGGCTCCGATGACAGCTCCGGGAACACCTTCGCTTTTCAATTTGGCGGCGCGGCCGCCGCCACCCAATTTGGTTGATTTGCCGGCAAACTTGGCAGGCATCTTGCCCTTGCCAAATGCTGTCGCCATAGCGGCCTCCGATGACGAATATTTACCAGCGGTGCGCGAGGGCGGCAAGCGTCGGCCCGACCAAAAGCTTGGCTTGCGCAACAGGCCGAAAGGAAAGAAAGGCCCGGCCCTCGCTTCGTTACAGCCTAAGCTGGTCGTTGAAGTCTTTCAAGCCGCCTTCCGGGAACCGGACCTCGGTGTCCAACTGCTTCCGCAGTCTCGACGCCAGCACCTCGGCGGCCCTCTGTCCCACTTGATTTTTGTCGAAGTCCGCGAAGATGATGACCTTGTGGACGCCGTTCGGAGGAATCCAATGCATCAGATGACCCGCATCAAGCGTCGACCAGACCGGCACAGAGTAAAGCAGCGACGCCGAGAGCGCCGTCTCGAGGCCCTCCGCGACGCCAAGGATTTCGCCAGCTGGCATAAGGCGTACTGCGCCGCCGTTCGGGACTTTGGCGCCCAAAACGTACTTCTTGAGCCGCTCATGGTCTTCGAAAGGCTCCTCTAGCGTGGTGGTGTGGAGCACAGCCCTGCTGTCGTCCGCGGCGACGAAGCGCGCAACTAGCGCGTCTGGCTTGTCGACGAGGCCGTGCTTGTAATGCTGCGGCAAGCGGCGGACTGCAGTCGGACCAGGGATGAGCGTTATCTTGCGCCACTGTAGATAGCGCGAGACGATGTCGAAGCCCGTCAGCGCGCGGGCGGCCACGCCCCACATCCAGCGCATGGTGCCCTGAGCCCGCACCGAGAGCTCCTCGGTCTTCGGCATTTCGAATCTGGCGGTCCTGACCTTGCTCTCAGCGAGTTTGACCGTCTCGGCGAAACTCTCGATGCGCAGCCATTCTTTCAAGAGGTCGAGGCCGCTGCCGGATTGCGGCGTGCACGTCGAGCAAATGAACCGGCCATCCCCTGCGAGATTGGTGAACCTGAACCTGTCTTTGCCCGCATTGCAAAGCGGACAGGGGCCGTTGCGGCCGGTGAGATAGGACGCAGGCATCCCATTTTCGATAAGAATGTCTCGCCATCGACCGCGACAATTTTCACGGAATGACGACCTCTCATGCATGCTGCTTTTCCTTTGCTTGCGATTCGGCCCATATGCGTTGACTTTTTTTTATCCAACTGAGCGTCGCCATGCTTGGCTCATAGACGCGCGCATTGCGGATGAATGGGTCATTGGGCCAGACGCTGAAGCGCTCGCGATATTTCATCGCCGCCCAGCCCTCTTTGTATCCGCGCGACCGGCCGTAGTGCTGTAGCTCGCCGAAGAAGAGCGCTTTCGCCTCTTTTGACCACTCGCGATTCGCCTTGTGCGCCGCCTTCTCGCCGCTGAGCATCTCGACGAGCTCGCCCGGCGCGTTCTCAATCATCGACGGCTCGACCAGCATGCAGCCGCACGCCGGGCAGCGCCGCGCGCGCAAGGGAATGAGCACGTGACACTGCAGGCACTCTTTCGGCTTGATGGGGCTCACCTCGCGCTCCGCGGTCGACGCGCCCTCGCCGTCGAGCAATCCCTCGTGATGGATGGTGTCGACCAGACCGAGACGCAGTGTCGTATCACTGTGGTCGAAAACGATTAGGTCTTCTTTGCTGGGGCAAACGCGCAGGCCGCGCCCGATGCTTTGCACAAACAGCATCTCGCTATAGGTCGGACGCACATAGCTGATGCAGGAGACGCACGGAATGTCCGACCCAGTCGTCATCGTGCCCACCGAACAGATGACCTCAAGCTCGCGCGCCTCGAGCCGCTCGACGATGTCGCTGCGGTCTTCGCGACCGACGAGGGCGTCCACATACGCGCTCTTCACGCCTTGCTGTTCAAACTCAGCGTGAAGTTTCGCCGCGTGGGCGCAATCGACCGCGAAGACCAGCGTCGGCCTGCCTCGCCCATTATCGAGCCATGTCCCGACGACATCCGCGATGAGCTTGCGCTCTCCCATGCGCTCGGAGAGCTGGCCCTCGTGAAAATCGCCAGCGACCTTCTTGATGCCGGTCAAGTCAGGATGCGACGGCGCGAAAGTGCGAAACTTGCACAGCTGACCTTCATCAATCAGCTGCTTTATCGAGGTCGGCTGAATCAGGTCGTCCCAGCGTTCCGCCATGCCTTTGCGCCACGGCGTCGCGCTTAAGCCAATGAACACCTTCTTCGGCTCGGCGTCCATCCACTCGTCAAGGACTTTGTATCCGATATGCGCTTCATCTACGACCACGACGGCTACCTCTGGGAGTTGCCGCCTGGCGAGGGTCTGAACCGAACAAATCTGAATCGGCGCGGCCGGCCGGTGCCACGGATGGTCGCCCTGAACCACGCCCATGTCCGCCGGCGCAATGCCGTTCTCGACGAACTTCTCGAAAGTCTGATTGACCAGGGAAAGAAGAGGGACCGTGAATGCGACCCGGTTCTGTTTGCCCCTGGCGCCGGTGATGACGTGAGCCGCTAGCACCGTTTTGCCTGATCCGGTCGGCATCGCCAGGATGGGCCGCCTGTGACCAGTGCGGACAGAGGCCTTGAGCCTCTCTAGGCCTTCTACTTGATGTTGGTGGAGTTCCTTGAGCATGGCCAGTCCATCTCTGTGTTATCAACCAACGGTTGTGCAATTATGGCACATTTCTGCTTTCTGCGGGGGACCCCTGGACTAGGGGGAAACAACCTGAGTGGAAAGCTCTCAGACCGTCCCCGCCACCGTCCTCGGTTGCGTCGCCCCAGTCATCCATGCCGATACAACCGACATGGATGGAACCCTGCTAATTCGTATCCCG